CATGCTTGGAGAATGTCTTTGTTTTTCATTACTCTTCACCTTTCAGTTTTTTAATTTCTTTATTAAGCTTTAGTTCAATAATCTCAAGAGCTTGTTTACCGGCTTTACTTTCTATTACTTTTTCACTTACAGCAGCACCAGCCATCATATACATAGTACGTTCTGATGGGATAAAGATTGTGATGAAGAGGATTAGTATTGGGGCTGTAATTAGGTAGTTTTGTTTGTGGTACTCATTATATTCAAGAAAGTAAAACAGTGTGTAGAAACTTGTTGAGATGAGTGTTATTAAGGATACTAAGTTTAGAAAGATATCAAGGTTTTTGAGGACATTGGCATAGTAGATGTATTCGGCTATGTTCATTTGGATCTCTTTTGAAGTTAGTGTTTACTAATTTTGGTTAAAGGAATGTTTGTTGGTGCTTATTAACTTAGATTTTTGATACCCACACAAAATCCATCCAAAAACTGTCACTTTCCCGACTATCTCGCCAGAATAGTCATCCAAAGTATATTTGGGTGTCTTTTGTGGGTATATTCTTTCATGTGCTTTTTGTTAGTGCCTCCTGTTCTTGCATGTATTGTTCATAGTATACAGCAAAAGAGTAAAACTTGGTAAGTTCTTTGAGTACTTCAGTCACCTTCTCTTGTTGTTCAGTTGTTTGTGGGTCACTTCCTAGTGTATTTACCAGAAAAACAAGGTCTTCTGAGGACATGGTCAGGGTAAACGTATCTCTGTGCTTAATTAGTCGCATCTTTTAACTTTACCTTGGTGAGTTTGTTGTCTGTGAATGTGAGTTCAAGGTGTTTTGCCATGTAAAGGTTGTTATCAAACAATGACAGGTCTAGTGTTTTTCCATTAAAGTCACCTTGTTCCACCAGCCCTTCAATATGGTCATAGTGCATGTATGCTTTGGTAATAACTGGTTGAGGTTTGATGCGGTATCGGCAGTCTGGATACCAATCTGGGTGAGTGTTATCAATCCAGCCTTCTACACTATTAAAATAAATTTGAATTTGAGCACCATCAGCCCAGGCTTTAATAAGTTTTGCGTGTCTATGTGGTTTATTCATGGTTTATTCCTCAGATAATTACTGCCTGATCGTATACTGCTGTATACTCGATGACAATACCCGGCATTTCTACTGTTTCTGTCATTCGGGTCATAACATCTTTGTTAGATGCTGTTGCAAAGTACACAACATTACCTAATGGATCCATTGATTGTAGGTATTCACAGCCAAACTCGTGAAGAGATTCAATGAGTTCGTTGAAGGTATTCATTCCAAACATAGAAGGAATGAGAGGTGTGAGTAACAGGAAGCGTGTCATAGTATTCTCCTTGAGTTATGACGGTTATGTAGGTGAAAGTACCTACCCATAGAACACTCCGAAGAATGTTCTACAGGTATCTACTTATTAGATAGCATCAACGATAGTATAGAACCACACATTGGGATCATTACCACCAGCAGCAACAAAGCTAATCTTTGTCTGTGCATCGTATGCTTTCTGAAGACGCTTGGTCAGAGCTTGCACCATTTTGTCATCTGTAAGACGATCAATACGGCACTGACGCTTACGGTTATCAGAGCCAGTAGCTTCAATAGAACGTGTTGTCTCATTGAAGCTCAACTCAACAATAGTCACAGGCAGAGACTTACGATCTTCGCCCAATGGGTTGTTGGTGGAGAAAGCAACGTTAGCTTTAGCAGCGACTTTGAACGATGGAACGAAGGCTTTAGACATAGTGTTTCCTTTTGGTTATGTCAACGGACAAAATTGTCCCCATAGACCTCTGTTGAGAAAGGTCTATAGGTACAAGACTCAATGGGAGTAGTGTACATCTACCAATGATGGCAGATACTTGTTGAGGGCAGCTTTATCAGTGGTCTTCATCAGCAGACGACCAGAACGCTTTGAGTAGACGTAGTACATTAGAACTCCTCGGGGTTGGTGGTGAAAGAAAAGAAAGAACACAAAGCACACAAACAAGACAGGAATAACAGAGGCCACAAGTGCCATGCTACTGCTGCTATAATGAGTGTAATGGACAAGGCAAGCAGAAATGCTGCCAGAGTGTATTGGAACATAATAGTCCTTTCAACAGAGCAAGATCGCTCTCCACAACCCTAAGGGCTGTAGGCAGAGATCTTAGTCAGTAATACGGACAGAGCTGTCCAGATCATGACGGTAATATGTGTAAACATAAGTGGTGTTGTTGTAGGTAATACGAGTCTCTAAGGCAGTGTGCTCAACAACTACAGGGAATTTAAGAGCAGCAACACGGTCGTTACACAGCTTACGCATGGACTCACGAAGAGCAACAAACTCGGCACGGGCAACGGAACGAGAGACAAAGCGGAGAGACATAACAAACCCAAAGAACGCAGACAAGGAAGCCGACAAGCGCCGCGCCAAGCACGAGCCGACAGGAGGACGGGACCACTGCAGGAAGCGCAGCCCACAAGACGAGGGGGCCTCGGAACCAGAACGGGGGAACCTAAACAAACACTTGATTCTTTTAGACACACAAACAAAAGTTATAATAAATTTTTAATACCCACAAAACAATACCCAAACCACATTACCAAATTTAACTAGGGGTACCCACAAAACTTTCTCCAACTACATCTCGCCAAGAAAATATTATATTAATATTCTACATAAAAATAGTAATCTAAATATTACATTTTAAATACGTAATATAAAGTAGTCGGTTCCTAATAGGAAATAAAACACTTAGGACACATAGTGACAACAAACAAACAAAAATTAGAAGCTTTAAGAGAGCTTCAAAAAAGAGAAAAGCTAAACACATACAAAGAAGATTTTAAATTGTTTGCAAATGAACAAATTAAAATCTTGCCTAAAGACAGTTCTCAAGGTTTTAAACCATTTAGATTTAATACTGCTCAAGAAATTGTACATGAAGCATTAGAAAAACAATTAAAGGAAACTGGTAGAGTTAGGGCTATTATTTTAAAAGCCAGACAACAGGGACTATCAACTTATGCTACTGCAAGAGTATTTTGGAAAAGTTATTTTACATCCTACAGTAAATCAGTAGTAATGGCGCATGATAGTGCAACTTCAGATGCCTTGTTTGCTATGTCTAGAAACACAATTGATAACATGCCCGAAACGTTTAAACCTAAATTTAAACGAAGTAACGCTAAGGAAATTATGTTTGAGCATAATGATTCTGGTTATAGGCTATACACAGCAGGTTCACCAGAAGCCGGTCGAGGAACAACACCAACTATTGCACACCTTTCGGAAGTAGCTTTTTGGACACATGACGAAAAGATTCTTGCTGGTATGTTTCAAGGTATTTCTCAAGCTAAAGGTACCGAAGTTATTTTAGAAAGCACAGCTAACGGTGTAGGCAACTCATTCCACAGGTTATGGAAAGGTGCAGTAGAAGGCATCAATGAGTATGTACCTATTTTTATTCCTTGGTTTGCTACACCAGAGTACCGCAGGGAAATTCCGGAGAAAATTACTTTTGAAAGAAATCCCGAAGAAGAAGTACTAGTTACAAGGTTTAACCTAGACAACGAACAACTATATTGGAGAAGGCTAAAGATAGCTGAGGGTGGACTAGATAAATTCAAACAAGAGTATCCAGCTACCCCTGAAGAAGCATTTATTGTTTCTGGTTCTAACGTATTTAACATTGAGAAGCTTTCTGCTTTAGTACCTCAACCAATACTAAAACAAATGGAGTTTAGTTTTGAGGCTATGATGATGGAGGAGAAGCCAAGGGGTTCTATTGAAATTTTTAAGTTTCCTACCTTTGAAGATTCTTTTGTTATTGGTGCTGATGTATCTTTAGGAGTCGGTAAAGACTACTCTACTGCTGTGGTAATGAATAATAAAAGGAAGGTCTGCGCTGTATATAGGAACAACACAATTGATCCTAGTCAGTTTGGTGATCTTCTGTTTTACCTTGGGCGGTACTATAACAATGCTCTCCTTGCTGTTGAGTCTAATTCTATGGGTATTGCTACTCTTAACAGACTAACTCAAATGGGTTACGTTAACATGTACTATCAAACAAAAATGGCTAACGTATCCAAAGAAGAAGGTACTCGTATTGGTTGGAGAACAACTTCTGCAAGTAAACCTGCAATAATTGGTTTCCTTAAAAATGCTATTGAGCAAGAAGATATTTGGATTCCATCACGGGTAATTATTGGGGAGTTAATGAACTATGTGGCAGATGATTCTGGAAAGACTAATGCTATTGTTGGCCATAATGATGACACTGTTATTGCTTTGGCCATAGCACTAGAAGTTATCCGAACCCACGGTGATAAACTAACAACTAACAATGTACCCTTTACACAACGTATGGGTTCATTCCAACAACTAGAAAGTACATGGTTATGACAGTATTTTACAATGACAAACAACAAACAAAGGACATTAAGCAGTTTATTAAACCGCCTTCTGCTCCTAAACAATTAAACCCCAAAGAAAAAATTGGTGATAAAAGCGGTCGTACGCTACCAATTCGAGGGCAGGGTTAAATTAGTCCCTTGTGTCCTAACTCGGGGCGACTGGCGGGTGGACGCCCAGAAGATATATTTAAGCCATTGTAGGCTTTGATTGAATGAATGAAACCAAGAAAGGTTTACAATGAGTGATTCGACAAAAGATATTATCCGATTTGTGGATAGATATAAAGATCCGGTAAGAGATAATGAACTCTTAGCCATGATCGAACAGGGAGTAATGAGCTCTGTTGGTGACTTCTTAAACAGTTCCGATTTAGCTCGTGAACGACAGAAAGCCACATACGAATACGGCATGATTCCACAGTTTCATCTGACACCCCAAGGGGTTTCCCAGATTGTATCTTCAGATACTGTAGAAGCTGTAGAAGGTTATACGGCTATTCTTGCTGAACTAATGTTTAACAACAATAGAATTGCCCGATTTATTCCTGCAGGTAGTACTCCAACTGATTTTCACCAAGCTAAAGTAGCTTCTGATTTAGTTAACTATGCTATTTTTAAACAGAACCCCGGATGGGAAATTTTAAATACATG